CACAACAACTCCATGTTTTTTAGCACCTTTATTGAAAAGTTCCGCAACTAAATACTACTATGGTATCACTCACAAGTAAGGCAAAACAGTACATGAAATCAGTAGTTCTCAATGGTGACTACGTGACCCTCTCAGTAACAGGTGGTGGTTGCTCTGGTTTTCAATATGTGTGGGGATTAAAATACAGTCAGTCCTCGGATATTGAATGGTCTGATCCCATAGAAGGTGTTCTGGTCATAGACCCAGTTGCTGAGATGTATGTTTTGGGCAGTGAAATAGACTATGTTCAAGAACTAGGTGGGTCTTTTCTCAGTGTCAAAAATCCTATGTCCACTAATAGTTGTGGTTGTGGTGAGAGTTTTGGTATTTAAATATCTTTGCGTAGTATTTGAATGACTCAGGGTAATTGATGGGATTGGGCATTTTGTTATTGAAAAATCTCTCCATATCTCTCAGTAATTGTCTCATTTCACTATGAGGTCTTGCACTTGTAAATTTCTTCATCATCTGTCATATCCAAAATTTTCGAAGTCCTCTCTATATCTCTCATATACTATGTCCCTCGTTTCCTTCGTATAATGGTCTTCCCAAGGACCACTGAAACTGGTATTATGCCTTGTGTGTTTGAACTTGAACCCTACGAAATCTTCCAGTTCACTCAGGTTTTCTATGTGAAATATCCTGACCTTATGATCTCCCTCTAGGAATTTGGATTGTGTCCACCCTCTTCTCCATAGTCCTCCTGCTCGTTCAAAATTTTCCCACATAATGCCACCTGTGGATACACTCAATGCGTTGCTTCTTATGAAGTTCTCAAAGGTATAATAATTGTTCTGAAATTCCAATGATTTTCGTTTACCGAATGCATGACCTCCAGTTACAGGGTCTATCGTCTGTCGTTTGAGGAAATAATACCAACTCACTAATCGGGAATAAGGGTTGCGTACTATGGTGATCCATTGGAAATCTTCGGGAATAGTGCCGTTCCCTACCCAGTATGATATAGGTTCATGGATAAACATGTAACGAGGGTCTTGTAATTTGGGATGACCTGTCTGCCTATTCTCTTTGAAATGCTTTTTAAAATTCGATCCACTTGTCTTGGGAATATGGCAAAATGCCCACTCCTTGTTATACATCATTATACGATCCTCACTTTCCCCTTTGCTGATCCGAACTTGTTGATATGATTGCCTGTACCCAGAAATCCTGCCATGCCTCTTCTCAATTTATATCCCTCTTTGAAATATACCCTTTTGGACGCACGAAAGATGATGTGATATCTGTCCAACTCTGAATCGTTACGTACAGCATGGTCTTCTGCCACGAATAATTTGTATATATCACCAGCAGAATAGGGTATCAGACCTTGAGGATAGAATGCGAATTTAACTCCTTTGGGGTAATTGAGAGACATATTATATGTGTAGGGTATAGCAGGACCGTGATTATGTACGATAATTTGTGCTCCTGCTTCGAGTTTTTGTATTACTGGGTTAGAGAATTCGTCTGAAAAATTCTCAAAGAATTGATGTATCTTGGGGAAATTGTCCTTGTCTGGTTCTGCTATATACCTTCCACTGAAATAATGCTTACCAGGCTCGGCAAGTGCGTATTCATCACCGAATTGTATGGTATATTCTCCGTGATTAGTCCAATCGTCAAATGCCAAGCACTCCTGATACATCTCATCAACTATCTGTTTGGCAATATGCATATGCAATTTGAAACATGATCCTTCAGTAGCATGGTTCAAGGTTTCGACCTGAGTCCAGAAGTCATTGGCACTTTTAAACCGTTTTGATCTCATTTTTTGTTCCATATAACAGGGTCTTCGTGAATAACGACCATATTATTATATATTACCGTCTTATATTGCTCCATTGCCTTGAAATATTTATCATGATGATGCCAACATCGTGTACAGTATACCTTGCCAGCATTTGTCTTTATATCAATCACTACAGCAAATGGCATGAGTAAACCGTACCCTTCCAGCATCTGAAACAGGTTATTGAGGGGTGCTAGTCTTAGGTTGTCGAAGGCAATGACCGATTTGAGAGAGAGTTTATCGAAAGTGTTTATGATGGTTTTTCTTGTTATCTTGGGACTATATGACACATCGTAATGAACCAAATCTATGCTCTTGTCGGGTAGGTTACGTATGGTTTGAGAGGTTTGACAATCCTCTTTAACGATTTGCCAATCACAATATTGGATTGAAATGTCAGGATCTACGTTGATGTCTATGCCTATTATCTTAGGCACGAATGATGCAAGCAGACCAAATGTCCCTCCTGTATGAACACCAAATTCTACTCCAAGTTGAGGTGAATCCACTAGGGAGCATATCTCTTTCATCCATTTAGTGTTATATTCAGATTGATGTTGCATTAAATACCAAGTGAGTCCTATCAGGTCCACAGTTGACAAAGGTATGAGGACGTGTCGTATCCACTATATACACATTGCCATCTGCTGGAATATGAAAGATTTTTTGCTCTTTGGGGAATATAAAATAGGCATCTGGATTAGTTTCTATAGCAAGATGACACCTAAAAGTAATATCTGCGTGTACACTATAGGCAGTCTTCTCTTCTTTGATCATCACCCTTGCCCTTGTACCACCGAGATCGGATATGATTTCTTCGAAAATAGTTCCCTCATATAAGGGGTTGAGTATGCAATATTCCTTGCCTGTAGTTATCTGTTTCTGTCTCTTCTGTATGCGTTTCGATAAACTACCACATCCGTCAGTCCATATATCGTCATCATACTCACTGTACTGTAACATTGTCTGATTATCTCTATACCAATTATTGGGTTCAAGAGTGTTCCTGATCTTCCTCCACTCACTTACAAGTCGTGGGAAATTGTATATCTTATTATGCCTTTTCAGTGGATATGGTGTCGTAGTAAATCCCATCAGAATGCCAAGTCACAGTTTGTTAGTATATGTCTCAATAATGGTCCTAGATCTATAGTTTTTTCCAACGTCCAACCATAGTTTGCCAACCATTTTTCCTGTAGATCATATGCTTCTTTTTCTATCTCACCCTGACATTTTCTACGATATAAATTATAATCCCTAGAATACTGCATATGATGTACTAATTCATGCAATAAAATAGATTGATCCTTTGTCGATGTCTGCCAGAAATCCTTATTCAAAAAGACGGTCTTTGTCTCATTATTATACAATGCTAATACAGTCGCACCGTTTTCACCTGTATATGCCTTGCATATATGTTGATTTGGTTTTGTATCACACCCATATGACATTAAAAATAGTTTCCGACCATCCTCTATAAACACAATATTAGGTGGGTCTGGTACTGGCCACCCTGTTGCTGTGGATATCCACAACATCAAACTCATGACAAGTTCAACCACTCACTAATCTCCTGTTAATAATATGTTGATCCGCAATCAACTCTTTTGACTGTCCTGTGTATTCTACGGCATTGTGACTATCTATCAGAAGTTGGTTGAGAGTTCCATATCCTACAACAAATTCACCAAGTATACGTCCAAACTTACCATGCTTATCCTTCTTAGTGCGGAGGGTTTGCCATGACTTAACTGGCATATGTTTTTTAACAAAATCCTTTGCAAGCAATCCATACCTTTTCTCTTCTAAATCCCTTGTTCTTGACTCTGGTGTATCGACTCCATATAGTCTAACTCTTTGCTTCCGCATCCATACTCCAAATCCTAAATCAATATCAACGTCTACTGTGTCTCCATCCACCACCCTCATTATTTGACAACGATATTCATACATTTGTTTACTCCTTACAACGTGGTAATCCTAACCAGTTCCATGTAACAGTCTCACAATTCTTACTCAGTATATAATCAATCTCTTCTTCTTTAGACATACAAACAAGAGCTGCATCTATTACTCTTATCCATTTACAGTCTTTTTTTGTTACTTCACTCGCAAGATGCTCTGAACTTGTCTTGCCAGTTTGATCTGCCAAAACAACATCTCCTGCTGTATGTAATAACCCTAAAGGATATGGTAAACCACAACCACTAAGGCATACGACTCCTAATGCGATCAAAAGTATTTTTATCGAACACATCCCATACTTTGATTGCATCATAGTCCAAAGCTTCCTTTCTTTTATAATGACTACCGTCATCCATAATTAATTTGTTTTTTATTTTCTTTAATCCTACAGGGACGGTCTTGGGGAACGAAGTCTCCTTGACCTTGTTGTGTAGGTAATTACTGTCCTTATTAAACTCGTATATAAACTCTTTCGAGGGCCACTTATATGTCTTCCATGTACCCTTATGCTTCAAGTCATGATTGGTCATAGACCACTTTTGGAAATCAGGACAGTTAAAAAAACTGATCATATTTCTCCACCCTGTAGGTGGTTCAAGATACCCAAATAATCTACGATCTATCCATTGCCATTTGATGGTAAATGCTAACCACCATGTGAAATCAAATGTAGTCTTAATCTCGAAAGGACACTTCTTTATATATTCTTCTGCAAATGCTATGCACTTGTCTACATGGGGGGCATTCAATTCTCTGCCGTTCATCACCTTATAGATAAAATTAGTATCGTCCCAATTGAATATTTCCTTCCAAGGTTCATTTATCTCTTCTATATGATGCTCTACCACAAAGGTGCCATACATAGGATCACCGCATTCACCTGTTACATTCAGAGCACTGCCATCAAATCTATCGACGTTCCATATATCTTTCTCCGATATCCACTCTAAGGGAGTCTCCAATTTTTTAAGTTTGTCATAATAGGTGGGATTTTCTATAGTACTTGCTTCAGATAACATTACTGTAAGGTTTGACCCTATAGGTTGATTGAGTAATAATGCCGTAAGAGTTGTAGTGCTGTCTATGCCACCACTCCACCAAACACGCACGTTTTCATTCGTGTCCCAAATCTCTTGAGCACGTTTATGGCATATTTCTGGAAATGCCATATTCCAGGTGCCAATCTCTGGGATAGGATCAAACAACACATTAAATATGTTGTGCTCCCCCGTCCTATCATACGGTAAAGGACATCTAACTAAACGACCTAGTGCATAAATATAATTCTCACCTAACTCCCCAATTCTTCTCCAATCCCCAACGTAAGGATTTGCTGTTATACTTTCGGGAGTCTTTTCAAGATCCATAGGTCTACCCAGTGCAGTCCAATCTCGGATGTAATCTTTCCACTTGTCTTGCAACGGTATATCGAGGGGGTTCCACTTAATCATTTCTGGATAGAATGATGTAGCATATAATACGACTTTACTCAAATTTTTCTTCCATACTGCATATCACGCATTTGTTCTTTATTCATACAAAAAAATAGGTTAGGATTATCCTCCCTAGCATTGTATTGTTCATTCACGTGAAGATTTAATGCCCCAAAATGGGTCTTCACATATTGCACACACTCTTTCTTATTAGAGAAAGAGGGATTATCGAATATATAGACATCTCTTTTGTCGGTGCTATTACTTGCAGTAAAAATAGCAACGATAAAATATAATGCTATCATACCTTTATTTAGGAGGCATAAACTTTTCTAATCTTTTTTCAAATATTTCTTTTCCTTTTGGATTTATATCTGTTAATAAGTATTCCCTGTTATTTTCAATAGCAGATATTCCTGTAGTGCCACTGCCAGCAAATATGTCCACCACTAATCCTTTTTCATTTGAATACATTTGTATGATACGATTCAATAGTGCTATAGGTTTTTGTGTGGCATAATCTACCTTTTCTCCTTGTTGAGTATTACTGATGTCTGTCCATAAATCCGTAATGGGTATGCCATCAAGCTCATGTACATATCTCTTAACTCTAGGAACACCATTTGTGTTATATGCTAAACGATCCTCATCATGCAATTTTTGCATTTTTTCTTTAGTTGTATACCATTGCTTAGAATGACCATTCCACTCATATCTCAAGTTTAATCGTGGATTAACTTCTGGTTGAGAATTATGAATAGCAGTGGTTGTATAATTTCCTCTAGTATCAATCTTTGTCTTAGATAGATATTCTTCATCATATGGTTGATATTGGGGATTGAATGTAATTTTATTAGATTTTGAGTACACTAAAATGGTGTCATGCATACGACCTAGTTGTTTTTTATTCTTAGCATGACCACCAGTTTTCCAAACAATTTCGTTATGAAAATTCTTTTCACCAAATATATCATCTAGGAGAAATCTTACCCAATGACTGTTTTTGGGTTCAATATGCACTACAATATTCCCATTATCTTTGAGAATACTATAACACAACTTTAGTCTAGGGAGCAAAAACTCTTCTGCATATACTTTCATTGATTTCCACCTGTCATTATAATCACCGAAATTTCTTCCAGTGTTATATGGTGGATCAATGTATATTAGATCACATTTTATACCCTTATTTTGAAGGAGAGTTAAATTATCCCCGACTAGATACTGATTCATATACTTCCTCTAATACTTCTACTGTACGACCAACATACTTAGACCAAATTCCTTTGGGACAATTATTACGGAGAAATCCAGGCCGTTTTGGGTCTGCAAGTTCCTTTGCTGGAATTGCAATCATATCCCACTTCTCAACATCATCATATTCTTCAATCGGCCGACTTGTATCTATATACTTATCTCGTTTGGTTGCTTTGTTTCCTAGTGGACGAGAAACCAGAAGAACATCAAATTCATCTACTGAATATGAAACGTGTCCTGTAGAACTTGCATCTCCAACATTCTTTGCAGATAGCCTACGAGTCTGTTCAAGGTGAATATCTTTTACACGAACTTTTGATTGTATAAGCATACCGTTTTGGGTCTTTAGATCATATCCACTAGCATCTGGATCATCATTAAAATCTGATCGAGGTAGAGCAGTGAAGGATGTGTTTTTTGCAATCCAATCACATTGTACATCCTCATTCGCATCACCAAACATCTTTCCCAAATCTCGCAAATTGTGTTCTTGCATAAGACGTTTCATTGCAATTTCTTGGTATTCAACTAAACTTTTCATAATAACCTCAATTCAATTTATTTGCCTGTCTCAATAAATACACCAAGACAGTTTCCCAATAGTTCTTTGCCCAATCAGATTTACTCTGGTTCAGTGCATAGTGGGCATTGCCGATTCTCTTGTTCACTAAGTCGGTCAAGTTCCTGCTTCTCCATTATTTGATCTACCATACCCATGAAGATGCCAAAGAATTCTTTCATCTTGGTAGTCTCATCTGCTTTGGGTACGCATAGGGTTTTTATAGTGGGGTCTTGTTTAGTAATAGCAGTCCTTGCTTCTAAACAGGACTTCATCGTTGGCATTTCTGTAGTGTAATCTCCACCACTTGATAATGCTGTAACTATAAGCAACGCTTTAAACATTAGACCGTCCTCTATCGACTATGTATAGTGGACCTGTCCAGTTGATTTCGAAACCACCTTCAAGGACGTTACCCCTTGAACCGTTTCTCTCAGGAGCACTGTAACCAGCACACTTCAACAAAGTTCCTTTTTTGAACTTCTTGTCATTATCAACATGGACAACAAAACCCCAAGCACAACCACCATTCCTTGTAGAAATCTTGGTGTACTTAGAACCTTCCTTGACAACCCAACCAGCTTTGAATTCCTTGAGCATCGTATTGTGAACCTCATCGTCACCACCAACGTAGAAGGTTCCTTTGTAATCATGATTACAGGCAGCGATCATATTCGCAATGCCGTCTTCAACAGTTTCAAATGTCTTTTTAATTGCTACAGTCATTTCATTAATTCCCATCCAGAATTTTCACACTTGTACTTCTCTTTACCGATTAGTATCATATCTCCGACACTAGTGGATCTACATCCATCAGAACCAAACATTTTGGTCACTTCTTTGTTGTTCCACCAAGCATCGTTAATTGTGTTGGTCAACATAAATGCTTTTTCTAATTTTGCACTGGTAGATAATTTCTTTTCAACTTCCACAAATGCGACCACGTGAGGTGCTTCATCAAAAGCAGCGTGGATAACAGAAACAGTCTCCATAAGACGTTTATCAAATGTTTTCATTAACGCATCAATTTTACTCATTCTGTATACATCTCCTTCTTATAAACACCAAATGCTTCAATCACCTTGCGTGACATTGCATATGGGTTTTTCTCAATAAAAGTCATCAATTCCACAAATGTCAATCCCAATGATTCACATTCTTTTCTTAGAACAGTCTTTGCACCTTTAAATCTCATTACACTTCTCCTAATGTTTTTTTTAGATATGTTTTTGCGTATTTCTCTGCTTCAGTAGACTTGAAGTACATACCAACGTCAGCAACAACTTCCTCAATAGTGAATTCAGAATCACCACCATAGAAGTATCCATCACAGAACTCTTCAATGTCCATTATGAAATTTTTTATTTTACTCATTACATCACCAACCATAATACTACTGGAAATCCCATCAGGGTTAATCCCATTAAAACTGTACCTATTTTTTCCATAATCTACTCCTTAACCCAATCCCATGCATGATCTGTATCAACAGCAAAGTAACCAATTCCTGGCAACTTAGGATCAAAATAATCATCCCTGATCTCACTCAAAAGCATCCAAGTATGACCACCAGCAGGACCATCCCACTTGACCTTACATTCTGGAGTCATAGTGGTATCAATCGCAACCACCTTACCAATCCATTCTGGATGCATTGCACCAAAACAACCTGTAATCTCTGTACCTAACTCAATTTTCATAATAATCTTTCTTTCTCTATTATATTACTAGTATACACGATAAAATAGGTTTTGTCAAGTAAAATCGTACCTTATAAGTCATTGAATTCATTGAGAATAAAAACTTTTTTCTTCTTCTTACCTACGGTAAACTCTGAAAATCCCTTTGGAATGGGTTTATTCCATCCATTTTTACGTGCGATACTAACACTAGGGAAGACCCCACTTAGATGCATCACATGAGCCATGCACCAGACATCCTCAATATGCCATGCAGAGTCCTTATCTTCCCAAAATCCAAAGGATTTCATATCCTTCTCAGACATTTTAGGATGGATGAAATTGAATTCGTTATTCATTAAGAGCCCTCCACATCATCAACTTCAACAACCTTGAAAATACGATGTTTCCAACCAGAAGTCTCATTGAGGATCATTGCGTGTTCCTCTGCGTTTCCTGGGCAACCCATTGTCGCAGCGATTTCTTTAGTAATTATATTGTGGATTTCCCAATGCATATTCTCTCTTCCTTTTCTCAATTCTATATACATTATCGCATATACTGAGAATGAAGTCAAGTAAAATCGACATGGGAATGTCGTTATTTTGGGGAGTGTGACAAAAATGTCACTATATGTAATTTATCTCTATAGGTTGTTTCTTACAAGTTCCGAACACATGATTATCTCTAAGATGATGGACTCTTCTATTCTTGCCTTCTTGTTTATACCCGATACCCATAACCAACAGAGGTTCTTTTTTTAACTCAAGAATTGACTTCAACTTTGGTACGTCCAAGATACAAGAACAACAGCCCGTACCGTAACCTAGTTGAGATGATACTAAATTAACATACCCTGCAGCGATACCCAATGCAGTAAATCTATCGGATTTCAAAATAGTCAAAGCTTTTTCATGGTAGTCAGATGAAGGGTTGACCGCTGCTCTAATTTCTGTATTAGTGTTAGGACTGTTCTTATCATAATTCTCATACTCTTCAAATACAAATACCAAATTACCCAAGACTTGAGGATTATCAGGATTAGGGGCCGCCTTACAACAGGTATAGATTTGTCCAATAATATTTCTGTCTGTAGTCACATGCAATTTGTAGAACGCAACATTTTGTTTACTGGGACATTGTGTAGCCGCAGTGACAATGGTTGCGATATCGTCTTCGGGCATATCCCTCGTTAGGTCATAATTGCGTTGGACATGTTGACTACGATGGATAGCCTTAAACAACTCCATATTTTTAGATTTGGATTTTGGTCTAAGATTGAGTACTTCGGCTGTATTATCGAACACATTGTTCTCCTATTTTTAATTATTTATAAAAACTATCTCTTTTTCTTGGCAAGTTCCATTGCTATCCAATTTGTTGCTCTAGTGTTTGTCACCTTCCTACGGAGCAATCCTTGTATGCGTTTCCAGACTTCTGTGAAGGGGTTTTCTGCTCTGACATTATTGTCTACAATAATCATTCTGCCCTTGAAGAAATTATTGAACCGTCCTATATTTGATTGTACATCTTTCCAAGACTTAACCACAAGAGATTCTGGGACACTGCGATCACGTTCTGCATTGCTTTGCAGAGCAACGTCAAGTGAGGTGTTCACAAATATCATATGCGTATCGTAACCTAACTCTTCTAATTGCCGTGCCTGATCCAACAGTCTATCAGCATTCTTACCAGTACCATCAATGACAAGTCCGAGTCTACCTTCAATATAATTGCCCCTTGCCTTGTTTCTCATAGATTTTGCTTTCTGACGAAGGGGTTCCCTGCGATCAAATTCATCGTCGGGCATCTTGAGTGACAAACTTGCCTTTTTTATAAGCATTTCAAAAGCAGGGTCTGAATTAACTATCTTGAGTCCCGTGCCACCAGTAGTTTTTCTGACCACATATGACTTACCACTGCCTGGGCCTCCTGCTAAGAAAAATGCCTTAAATATGTTGGGGTCATAAACCCCCTCCTGTAATTCGTGGAAGTATTTCATTTTCTTTTAATCCTATTAACTCTTGGTGTAGTTGTTTACGATCTTGTATGTATCTACCCCGTCTATGCATTTCTATGATATATTTATGTTCATCTGAAATCTCTATGGTGTTGCGATCTTGGGTTTGGAAATTCATCTTCTTAATTCTATTTTTAGTCCTTGCCATTTTTTCGTTCCTTTTCAGTTTAAGTTTTTTGATCATAGGGTTTGAGTTAATAGCATTCTCCTTTCTTACCATCCAGAATTAGATTCATCATAAAATCTGTTATAAATATTACCCACATTGTCAGGGGTAGGTTCATAAGCATCTTCTACTTCCTCTAATTCTTTTGTTAATCCGTTTTTATATAAGGTCATATTCATTTCATGAGTATATGAAGCGAGAGTAAAAGTATGTTCTATTCGTCGTATAAAATATCTTCCACTATTAATTCTGTCAAGTTTGGGTCCATCAGTTGCTTTAAGTTCTGCATGATGCGGTATGTTTACTTCTACCATATCTCCACAAGAAATAACAGTATTACCATGTACCATCATATTTAAACCCAAAGTACCATACATTTGATGCATATGAGATTGTCTACGTTGACTCCATTTTTGAGGAGAGTATGGCTCATATGACGACAATCCATTTTCTGACAAATGTTGGGAATCCCTTCCTGCCGCTCCAAAAGGAAGTGTTGCATTTGGCATTAACATAGGTGTTGAACCAATGTCTGCAATTCCACCCCCCTCTTCCACAACAGGGGTTCTAGAATAAACAGGAAAACTTGCTGGTTGATTTACAGTAGTATTTGTTTGAGGAAATTCGTTAAAATAATTGTAACCGTGTTTTGTATAAGATTTTTTAGTTATGTCATGAACAATCAAATTTGAATTTAACATTCCTGCCATCTGGTCTTCCATTTGATTATTATTACTCATACCATAAGTAAGTATAGTTTCCAAATTTTCCATAATACTTTCCGTACCAGCAGCTGGGGTCCAAGAACCAGAATCTGGTTTCACATTATAAAACCATGATGGTGTTCTACTAAAACAACTATCTAAACTTCTGAAGTGATAACCTCTAAAGGATTCCCAAAAAAGAAAATTAGGTGAAGAAATTGGTTCGTTTGTTATTGCTTGTTTCTCCATTTTAGAAATAACTTCAAAGGGAGTTATATTCGGGGCAATTATTTTCTTATTACCACTAGAAGGTTCTATCCATCTCTCTTTAAGACAACCTACTCTGTCCAACATTTGATTAACGATGGCATCGCAAGATCCTTCTAGTTTTTCAGAAATCAATACCCTACGATTCTTTATTGCTTCTCCTGATATGAAACTAAATGTTACTGTCTCTGTCCCTGTACCAACATTCAATTTACCTACATTATATACGAAAAACACATTCTCAGAATAATCTATGGTACTTTCTATTTTTCCAGGAAGAGTTGGTGTTTTTAATATCAATCTAAAATATTCTTGACCCATAAGAGGTGTTATAGATGATAGGGCTGCTTGGTTATGTAATAGACATTCACCTTCAATCCAAGGACGATCAATGTCTTCATAAAGAGTTATTGACATAAGGTTAGGTTCAATACCAACCGACTTTCCTGAACTGGAAAGTATTTCTGCTAACTCTATTTGAAACTGCCCTGCGTATTGTATTTGCTCTGGCATTATAAAACACTCGCAGACATAAGACCTTCAAATTCATTTACTAACTGCGAAACATAAGCAGGGTCTAATAATCTTATTTGCCTAAGAGTGTCTTGTCTGTCTTGTTCATATTCAAAGTTTGTAACAGTTGAGGCAGATGGGTAGTCCGTATTGTCTGTTCCTATGTCTATCTTAATTGTATCCTTACCTGATGTTTGAGCAATTTCATAGTGATGCAATGCATCAGGGTCAGCATATTTTTCATTGACAAATTCTAGGAATTGTGGAGTACTCATCGGCCAACCATGATAACGATCTGTTACATTGTTTACAAATAATACTATCCAATGTAACTCAGGATCACCATATAACTTGAATGCTATATCTTCTGGTTTTTCTCCTTCTTTAACATCATACGTATCATAAAGCAAGGTATTAGTTCTAACTCCAGTTCTAAGAGCAACACGTTTGAGCATATTTGTTGCAATGTCAAAGTCACCCTCACCCTTTGCATCATAAAGTATATGTGGAAATTTACTAAAATACATGGTTAATATCCTTGACTTACTCTGTCTTTTGTCATAATCTCCATTTCTTTAAATGCGAGAGTTAAAGTAGTTCTTTGGGGGGGATTTCCTGATTGATCCATCATATTTTTAGTAGAACCATATGCAACATAACGATCTCCACCATATTGCACAGAAACATTAGTACAAAAACACGTGGATATTTTATTAAGGAAATTATTTTCTGCTCCTTGGTACATATACTCTATATCAAATGTGTCTGGGATTGTCATGGATCTTCCTACAGATTTTTTTGAACTCTTGCCCTTTATAGCAGGATGCATCCCACTCATAGCAGGCGAAGATTGGTTGTCCACTTCCCAACTATCTGCCCATTCTGGTAGGGCATGATATTTAAACATATATATTATCTGCTCTACTACCTTTGCTTCTTGTTCACTTTTGGGTATAAAAATAAAAGTGTATGTAAATTCTCTGCGAGCAACACCCTCAAAAGAAAGTTCCATTTTATTGCTAATAATTCTTCCTGATTTTACTTGCATCAACGCACGTATTCCTGGGGCAACAGCATCCATTGTTTTATATGCCCCTTTCTTTGCCATTTCTGTAAACTCATCAAACATCCGTTTTCCCAAAGTCATTCCTTCACCAGATGCTAATGTTCCTGTTAGTTGCTTTTCTATCAAATCAACACCAGCAATTATTGCTCCAGAAAAAGCACCTACATCTACATCAGTATAATTTGGAGTATAATTTACAGAAACATTTGGGGGCATATATAGTGCTATAGATGTTTGAATCCGTTTTGTGGGAGGTCTGTGTTGCACATACATAGAGTTCACAGGAGCACTGTTTATAGCAGATGTCTTAGAACCTGTCTTTTTAAGTCGTGCCAATTTATTGGTAGAATCGGCTATTCCAATATCGGCATCTGCCTGATCAAATTCATTCAATTCCCCTGTTTGGAAACTTTTTCCTGCAAGTTCAGAATCAATGCTTTTGCCAATATTCTCCATATTCCCTGCATGTTTACTGCTCTTGATTTTTCCTTGTTTAACTTCATTGATATGAAAAAGAATGTAATGACCCTGCATAGGATCACCTTCGACATTCAAAGGGTACTGAAGATTTTTAGTATAAAAATTTGATTTTCCACCAAGAAGAGAAGATGGGGAAGTATCCATCCCCTTTCCTATCATACCTTTTACCTGAGAAAAGGCATTGCCAACCGCACCCTTCACCACCTGATTTAATTTTCCTGCTACTACTTGTCTCAATGACATGTCTAAATATCCTTACGAAAGTATTTATACGAGATGGCATACAAAGGTCGATTTAACATAAGCAATCCCTCAAAATATAAAGGTGATCCTCAAAGGATCATCTACCGTTCTCTATGGGAACGTAAGTTTATGGTATACTGTGACACCAATGATGCCATTCTTGAGTGGGGAAGTGAAGAATACATTATCCCCTATTTATCTCCTTGGGATGGACGTATACACAGGTATTTTCCAGATTTTTACATTAAAGTACGGCAAGCAAAAGGCACTACCAAAAAGTATATCATAGAGGTTAAACCAAAAAAGCAATGTGAACCCCCTAAACAACCCAAGAGAAAAACAAAGAGATGGTACAAAGAAACTAAAACATGGGGGATTAATTCAGCAAAGTGGAAATATGCAGAAAATTGGTGTAAAAATAACGGCATGGAATTTAAGATATTAACAGAGGATCATTTGGACATTCGGTATAAATAATAACATGGCACAAAGTAAGTATATACAGGCAGTAATAAAGGCACAAGGTGGAAGACCACGTTCCACGGAGTGGTATAAAGATAAAATTCGAGAATTGGGAAAACCAGGTGCTATGGATTTAATACGAGATGGAAAAAGAAATGCAAGACCTTTCTATGGTAGACTTAATATGTTCTTCTATAACCCAAAACATAGAAAGACTCTACCCTATTATGATACCTTTCCTCTAGTATTGCCTTTAGAAAAATATCCTGACGGGTTCCTCGGAATTAATTTGCACTATCTTCCAATACCTACAAGAATTAGACTTCTGGACCGTTTAGTAGATTTTTCTAACAACACCAGATTTGATGAGTCTACTAGATTAATGGTCGATTATAAAAAATTGAAGAATATAAAATTTATTAAACCAACGGTACACAGATACCTTGCAGGACATGTGCAATCACAGTTTCGTAGAATAGATGCAGATGAATTTACTGTAGCAACTTTGTTACCTGTACAGAGATTTAAAAAAGCATCTGCTAAAGAGGTATGGGCAGACTCTAGGGGAATGATCTAATGGCAAATTTCGAAGGACTAGGATACGGTCTATTAAACGATGCTTTGGGATTTTTACGTTCTGATGAAGGTTTTGCATTACCTAGTAGATATGAAATAGAAATAGGACAACCCACTACTTTTAAGGGAACTGGTCCAAGTGGTGGTGGTAGTGGTGGTTTACTTGGTGCCGCTATGAAATTTCTCCCTTCTGGTTTAAAAGGAATAGTAGGGGGTTCAAAGGGGGGTGGATTAAGAACTATCCAACTAAGAGCAGAATCAGTTCAACTTCCTGGGAGAAACTTATCAACAGGAGATGACCCAAACATATATGGTCCTATCAGATCAGTTGTCGAAGGTGTTAATTTTGCAGAGGATATTAATATAACATTTCAATGCGGTTCAGAATTAGGGGAAAGAAAATTCTTTGAAGCATGGCAAGAAGCATGTTATGAAAGAGAAACCTGGAATTTAAAATACTATAACGACTATGTTGGTTCTCTATCTATCTATCTGCTTGATACTAACTCTAAAAGAAGGTATGGTCTAAAATGTTATGAAGCATATC